GGTAATTTCGTAGAGATACAAAGTCAGGGGGGGGTGTAAGGAATTCCCTGAGTGTGTTACGCTTGCGTCAGACAAGACAGGAGCAACTCTTATGGCAAAAAAACCTCGTCACATCCTTCAATATTTGGAAGACCCAAACACTTGGGACAAAGCCGCTTTTGAGACTGCCATCCGCAATGAGGTGGAAAGCTCGACTGGCGCGTTAACTGCGTCTGATGAATTGCTGATCGGTACATTGGCGTTGACTGTGGACAGCCTTTTGACGGCTCACATCAACATCACAACTGATGGGCATCTGTACCAGTACAACTCTGGTGAAGCCGCAAGTCCTTGGTACAAGATTCGCACCGAGATGGCCGACAAGTCCATCAAGATTCTTGCGGAGTTGGGCCTTGTTGCCCGTGGGCGACCAAAATTGACACCAAAAGTGAGTGATGTAGATGAGCTATTCGCCTCTGCTTGAGTCGGCATTTACCTACGCCATAGGCGTTGTTCGTGCTGACATCAAGGCTTGCGAGGACATCAAACTTGCCTGCCAACGGTTCTTGGACATGGTGGAGCGCAAGGATGCGCCCTACGAATTTGTCCCGGCCAAGGCTGAACATGTCCTGAAGTTCGCCCGGTTCTGCCGACATGTCAAAGGACCAGACGCTGGAAAGCCAATTGACCTTGAAGGCTTTCAGGTTCTGTTCCTCGCTGCCATTTATGGCTTCCGAGACAAGCGTGACCACAGCTACCGATGGGTAACGGATGTCATTCTGTTCGTTCCACGGAAGTCGGGCAAGACAACCTTGGCCTCCATCATTGCCTTGTACGAGCTTCAGTTTGGTGAGGCTGGCCCAGAGGTCTTTACGCTGGCGACCAACCGAGAGCAGGCATCCATTTGCTTTGACTCGTCCAAGGCCATCATGGAGAGCATGGTCCCTGAGTTGCAGACCAAGTTCATTCCATACAGGAGCGAACTGAAGAAGGCTGGCGACTCGACCTCGACTTACCGCGCCTTGTCTCGGGACAACAAAAAGACAGGTGACGGCAAGAACCCATCTTGCGCCATGATTGACGAAGCCGCCCAGATCACTGAGCGAGGCTCAATTGAGGTGTTGCACTCAGGTATGGCTGCGCGGAAGAACCCAATCCGCATGTACTTGACAACTGCCAGCTTCACGAAGGAAACGAAGTTCTTTGAGGACTTGAGCCATTTCCGACAGGTGTTGCGCGGAGCAGCAGAAGACACTTTCCGTTGGTTTGGCCTGCTGTACAGCGTTGATCCCGGTGATGAGTGGTCGGACCCAGAGGTCTGGGGTAAAGCCAACCCGATGCTTGGCGTATCTGTGACGGTGCAGGCGATCCAGCACATGGCAGACGAAGCCAAGAGCAAGCCTGCCTCTCTGAACGAATTCCTGTGCAAGCAGCTAAACATCTATGTGTCGGCCAACTCGGCATGGGTTGACCGCAGGTTCTGGGACGAATCTGTTGACACGCTGCCGACTGACAAGCCAGAGTCCACATTCATCGGATTTGACTTGGCGCACACGCGAGACTTGAATGCCGTGGTGACTTTGCACCGATACGGCGAAGAGGATTTCTATTCGCAGTTCCAATTCTTCCTGCCAGAGGAATCCTTGGACTTTGTGCCCAACCACTACAAGTCCGTTTACATGGAAGCGCATCGCACTGGCATCTTGCGGCTCACTCCCGGCAACGTGACCGACCTCAACGAGATTGAATCGTTCATCAAGCAGCAATGCGAGAAGTTTGATGTCAAGGAAATCGGATACGACCCGTACAACGCTGCTGCGCTGGTGGCAAACCTGTATGCCGAGGGCTTGCCCGTGAAGAAGGTGGGTCAGGGCATGGCTGTGCTGTCCAACCCATCCAAAACCACCGAGCAACTCATTTTGAAAAAGGCCATCAAGCATGACGGCAATCCTTTTGTGGGCTGGCAGCTTGGAAACTGCGAGGTTTATGTTGATGTGAACGGAAACGTGAAGGTTCGCAAGAACGAAGCCGACCCAAGCGCCAAGGTTGACGGTATTATTGCGATGATTATGGCTTTGCACTGCCATCTGGACAACGTATTTGTCAGCGATTCGTTTGGCTTTAGGTCGTTGGAGTGGTAAAGTATGTGGAAATAGGAGTGAATCATGGGAATTCTGGACATTTTCAAGGGTAAAAATGTGCCTCAAAATGAGGCCAACACACTCTTTGGTCAGACCGCTTTGGGCAACAATATCGTCTACCAAGGCGACAACAAGCGTCCAACGGTCAATACCCAGATTCTTTATGTGACCACCTCCAGTTCGACTGCTGCTGGTCGAAATGTGGACATGTCGGTGCTGAGTCGCAACAGCACCATCATGGCCTGCGTGGGCCTGAAAGCTCGGGCGCTTGCTCAGTTGCCAATCAAGGTGTGTTGGGAGACAGAAGACGGCCAGTACGAAGATGCCATTCGATCCGACAAGGTTGGTGCGCGTGACAAGGCCAAGGCCAAGCAGGTTGCCAAGCTGTTGGGTCATCCAAACAACTTCCAGAGCAAATACGAGTTCTGGTATCAGTGGCTCATGTGGTACGAGTTGTCCGGCGAGGCGTTTACCCTGTGGTGGAGGAAGGATCAGAAGAATTCCACTGAGACTCCATTGGAGATGTACGTTCTGGACAGCACACTGATTGCCGCGCAGATCACGCCCACTCGCTACCCGTCTTACCGCCTGTCCACGCCAAGCTATGGCTTCAGCAAGGACGAGCCATTGGCCGCGCATCAAGTCATGCACTGCAAAGAGATGGCTTGGCAGGGTTCGGCTGGCTTCAACAAAGGCATCTTGGCAACCGAGTTGGTTGGCCTTGACCAAGACATTGACCTGTATGCCAACTTCGTGATGCAGAACGGCGCAAAGCCCTCTGGCATGTTTGTGACCGAGCAGGTTGTTCCTGATGGCAAGTACAAAGAAGTCGCTGCGCGGCTGAAAGAGGCTTGGGCCAACATGACTGGCAGCAAGAACTCCGACCCGAGCAAACCCGGTCAGGGCATGTTGCTGGATCAGGGCATGAAGTACCAGAAGCTGGAAATGTTGAACCTGCAAGACGCTGATGCTGCCGCCCTGAAGCTGCAAACCATGAAGCGTATCTGCGGTCTGTTCGGTGTGCCGCCTTCCATGATCGGAATCTCCGACAGCAAGTTCAACAACACGCAAACGCAACTGGACGAGTTCTACAAATCGACCATGTACCCCGTGATCGTGAACGTGCAGGAGAAGCTCAAGGCGCATCTGCTGCAAGGCTACCCAAGCCTGTGCGTTGAGTTCGACACGAAGAACTTCCTGAAGGGCGCTCCGCTGGATCAGATGAACTTTGCCACTGCTGGCGTGAAGAACGGCATTATGACTCCGAACGAAGCCCGTGAGTACATGGGGATGCCTCATGTCGCAGGCGGTGACGAGCTTGTGAAGGATGCAAAGGCAGAAGAGCCAATCCCCGGCAGTTCTGCTCAAGACACTGGCGGTGGCGGTGGCAGCCAGAAAAGCAAGATGAACATCGGCTCCAAGACTTGATTAAAAATGCGTACTGATTCAAAATATCTGGTAGCATTGGCAAAACAGGTCGTCAGGCCATCAATACATTTGCCCGTATCACAAGGGCAATCCCCTAAAATACAGGACAACAACCAATCCATTGCTTTAGGGGCAATCAATGAAGCAACTGAATCTCATCTGCGAAGCAAAGCTGAACCTGTCCGAAAAGGCCGCAAACGGCGAACCGACAGGAAAGATTGAAGCTCGTATCACCACTTGGGGCGCTCGTGAAGGCGCTGATGGTCGCAAGTTTTTCTATAAGCCTGAAGGCTTTATGGATTGGGCAAAAGAATTTGCCGAAGCTGGCCGTCCCCTGCCCATGTTCCTGAACCACAACGCTGATTCCATGCCTGTTGGCGAATGGACAGAATTGGAAATGGATGATGAGGGCATGAGCGCCAAAGGCCGCTTGTTCTTGAACACCACTGCTGGCTCTGACCTGTACCAAGTCATGTGCGAATCGCCCAACATGTTTGGCGGTGTGTCTGTTGGCGCTTACGCTGACGAGTATCAGTGGGTCAAGGAAGACGGCAGCGTTTTCCCTGCTGGCTCTGGCGAATATTGGGACGAAGGGTATTTCCAGATCACCAAAGGTGGCCTGCGCGAAACCAGCGTGGTGATGTACCCCAACAATCCCAAGGCCGAGGTCAAGAAGCTGGAGTATTTCCGTGAAGACGGCTCCGCTGACCTGAAAGTATTGGAAGAAGCCCTGCGGGATGCAGGTCTGTCCAAGCAGATGTCGGTTGCCGCCGCATCTGTGTTCAAGACGGTGATTGAGCAGCGTGATGCTGCTGAAAAGCCCATTGAAACTGCGCCAACTCAGAGTGATTCTGATGCGGAGGCAACCGAAGCTGAAATTCTTGCTGCTCTTGAGCATCGTGAGTTTCTCAAACTCCTCGACAAACGACTGAAAGGTTAATCATGTCCAAAGAAATCATCGAAAAGTTGGATGCTATCGAAGCCAAACAGGCTGAAAGCATCGTGGCCGTTGAAGCCAAAATCCCCGCTGCTGTGGAAGCCGTGAAGGCCGAATTCAGCGAAATGGTTGCTGCTCTGGAAGCCAAAGTTGCCTCCGTGCAAGCTCCTGCTGTCATCAAGCCTGAAAAGACTGTTCGCGGCGATGTGAACAAGTCGGTTCGTGAGCAACTGAAGTCCGTCATCAACGGCAAGTCTTCTTTCGAGAAAGAACTGAAGATTTTCGCTGACGAAGCTCAGATGGATGCGTACCTGAAGGAAGCCTCTGCTTTGACCGCTGGCGGTGATGGCAAGGGTGGTCGTACTGCATACGATCCAGTGTTTGCTGCTCTGCGTCTGGCTAACCCCTTGCGCGGCGTGTCTCGCACTGTGGCTACTGACGGCTCCAGCTATCAGTTCCGTGTCAAGACTGGCAACGCTGGCGCTCAGTGGGGCTACGGCATCCAGAACAACGGTTCGCCTACAACTGAAAACACCACCATCTGGCAAGTTGTGTTGAAAGACATCAACGTCCAGTTCCCAATCCGTACTGCGGCTTTGGACGACATTGATGGTCTGGAAGCAAACGTGGTTGACGACATGCTGGCTGAATTCGCTCAGAACGAAGCCCTGTCCATGATCGCCAACAACGACCAGACTGGCACTGGCACTGACACCGCAACTGGCGGCGCTGATGGCCTGCGTGGTTTGGACCAGTACGCTGGCGCAAACAGCACCTACACTGGCGGTACAACTTCTACAGCAGCCTTCGGCTCGTCTGGCACTGGTTCCACCAGCGGCCTGCACAGCTTGGCTACTTATGACCAGTTGACCACCAACGGCAACACCGTGGGTGCTGGCAACATCACTTACAAAGACGTTGTGAACTTCATCTACGCACTGCCACAGCAGTACTGGACTGAAAGCGCCAAGTTCGTTGTGAGTCCTGTCCTGTTGGCCCAAATCCGTGGCTTGGTGGACGACAACGGCACTCCAGTGTTTGAGCGTATGTCCCCTCTGGAAACCAACGGCATCGTTGGTCGCCTGTTGGGCTTTGATGTGGTTGTCAACAAGTATCTGGACACTCCAAGCCAGACCACTGTTGGTGACGCTGGCACTACCAGCCTGTACCCCATGTACTTCGCTGACTGGAGCCGCTTCCACACCATCGTTGACCGCCTGAACATGGTCATGCGCCGCTATGACCAGACATTGCCCGGTTACATCACCTTCTTCGGTGAGAAGCGTCTGGCAACCTCGGTGCGCGATCCCTTCGCTGGTGTGCGCTATCGTTCGACAGGCACTGCTGCCTGATAAAAATGGGGGGGCTTCGGCCCCTCCTTTTTGCGCTCTCAATTTAGGAAATTGCCATGACCATCACTGAAAAAATCCTCTCCGGCATCAAGCAAGCCATTACCGAAGGCGGCACAGTCACAATCGACCTGAAAGAAGCCTCTGCAATCACTGGCTCTGGTTCTGGTGTGGGTGGTCGTGCGGTCTTTGATGATGCGTTCGCAGCCTTGCGTTACGCCAACCCATTCCGTATGGGTTCCCGTGTCATTCCAGTCTCTGGCTCTGATGCTCAGTTCGTTGCCAAGACTGGTAACGCAACAAACCAAACAAACCCTTGGGGCTACCCCGTTCAAAACAACGTGGGCACTCCAAACACCAACACCAGCATCTGGCAATTGCCTGTGCGTGTTGTGACGGCTCAATTGCCAATCCGTTCGGCTGTTATGTCGGATGTGAACGGCTTGGAAGCAACCATTGTTGAAGACCTCGCCTTGGAATTTGCCCAAGTTGAAGGCGCTTCAATGGCAATCAACTCGGACCAAGCTGGCTCGACCACCACATCGACTGGTGCAACATCCGGCCTGCGTGGTTTGGACATGTATGTGTCTGCCTCGGCCAGTGCTTATGGCACATCGGGCACTGCCATCACCAACGGTATCCACAGCATCGCTACAGTGGCTCAAACAGGTGGCGGCGTGGTCTACAACAACATTGTTGATGTCGTGAATGCGTTTCCCTCGCAATACTGGGCCATGCCCGGCAATGCTTGGCACATCAGCCCTGCCATGATTGACTCTCTGCGTAGCCTGAAGGATTCGCAAGGTTTGCCATTGTTCTTGGAAATTGGCGATGAAGATGGCGCTGCTGTTGGCCGCATGTTTGGTTTCCCCGTGATTCCAAACCCATACCTGTCAAGCTCCTTCCCGATCTACTTGGCAAACTGGCCCCGTTTCCTGACCATTGGCGACACCGAAGAAATGTCCATCCAAATGATGGAACAGACCACTCCCGGTTTCGTTACACTGTATGCTGAGAAGCGTGTGGTCAGCACCGTGCGTGACCCGTTTGCTGGCGTTCGCATGAGCGCCTAATAGGAGCATCTATGGCTGTGGACACCGTTTTGACGGGTATGCCTTTTGGTGGGCAATCTCGCAATCCGTTCAACTATGTAAAGGTTGAGCAGATTGGCCGAGATGTCACTACCAACTGGCTTACCGCCGATGAAATCACGAACCATCTGAACTTGTTTGACGATCAGAGTCAGGACGGCTATGTCTTGACTTTGGATTTGGCAACTCGGATGTACATCGAAGACTTTCTTGGCATGTCCATCTTCCCTGTGACGTATCGTGTTTGGTACGGAGCAGAGAGCCTGACAGCGACTCCTGTGAGCCTTGACTTGCCTGAAGTCAGCCAAAACCAGAACCAGCTTTCTGCGCCTGTCACTGTCAATGTCGTGGGTTACTACAACTCCAATTTCCCGCCTGTGTTCACCACCGTGAACTCATCGGATTATTTCTACGACAACAGCGGCAACAAGGTCATCGTCAACAGCCTGCCCACGACAATCAACACTCAGATGACGGCTCCCATCGTTGTGGAATACACGACTGTGGCGAACCCTCTGGCGGCTTACCCTGTCATCAAGCAAGCTGGTTTGTTGATCCTGACGCACCTGTATAACAATCGTTCGGACACAACCGAGACAAAGCTGAAGACCATTCCTTATGGCGCTCAGGTTTTGTTGCGTCCATACAAGCCTTTGGTGATGTAAATGGCAATCGCACGATTTGAAAATGTGACCATCAATAATTTGGCTTTCGGCAAGTCAGATTTTGGTGAGCAATCGACTACTCAGACAGAGTGGTTCAAAACTCGTGCGCGTGTTGAGGATGTGTCCAACAATGTCAAGATCGCAGACAAGTACCGTCTGTATCAGGACTTGGTTAATTTCACCTTCAACTACACCCCAAACATGAAGACGATTGTTGATAACCAGCAGTCATACTCCATCAACTGGCGAGGCAATGACTGGCGTATTACGGATGTTCGTGAATCGAATGACCGTATGAATGTCAAGATGATGTGCTATCGCGCTGACCCTGTTACGGCGGTGTAAATGGCAACACAAAACAACGTCATCCAGTATGGCAAGGCTATCCAGTACCAACTGGACAGCATCGTCACGCCAGTGCCCGTATATGCGGCTTTCAACCGTAACTTTGCGACACAGCCCAAGTTCATTACTTGGATGCTTCGCAATGTCCACCAGCCTGTGTATACAGGCCAGCAGCAAAGCAACAAAGGCATTGACCGTCCTGTGTTCCAGATTTCGATCTTCAGTCAGAAGATTGAAGACGGGTTCACTCT